TGTAAATAATGAGTCTCAAGAAGAAGTTGATGATATTTCTTATATTGGAAACTTCCCAAAAGAAGAAACAATTGATCCGTTTTCTGAAATCAGAATAGACAGTCTTTCTTTAAAAATGAAAAGGAAGGCTCAAAGACTTCAAAAAAAACAAGAAGGTGAAGATGGGACAAAATCAAAGTACATCGACCCTGAAGTTATAAATGGGTATTCTCTATGGGATATTGTGAATCCTCCATATGATCTAGATAATCTTGCAAGACTTTATGACCAAAGCGCTATTCATTATGCATCAATAAATGCAAGAGTTATGAATACAGTTGGCTTGGGTTATGAATTTACAGAGACATTGAAGGCAAGAAGAAGAATTGAAAAGGCGCAGGATGATCCTGCAAAACTGGAGCGTGTCAGAAAAAATAGCCAAGATTTACGTGAGGAGCTTGATGAACTGTTTGAAAGCTTTAACATTGAAGAAACACTTGTTGAAACTTTGGTTCGTGTTTGGCAAGATTGTTTAACAGTCGGTAATGGTTATTTGGAAATTGGAAGAAATAATTCGGGGAAGATCGGCTATATCGGCCATGTTCCAGCAACAATGATTCGTGTAAGAAGAAAGAGGGATGGTTATGTTCAACTATCAAGAGCTAGCAAGATTCAGGCAGTGTTCTTTAGAAACTTTGAGGACTTGGAGATGGCTGACCCAATCAATGCAGACCCATCACCTAATGAACTAATTCATTTCAAAATGTATTCACCAAACAATAACTATTATGGAATCCCAGCTGCTGTTTCTGCTGCTGCTGCAATTATTGGTGATAAGTTCGCTAAAGAGTACAACATTGATTATTTTGAAAATAAAGCCATTCCTAGATATGCCATCATTCTTAAAGGCGCAAAACTCAGTAATAAGTCAAAAATGGAATTGGTTAATTATTTTAGAACAGAAGTTAAAGGGCGCAATCATGGCACCCTTGTTGTACCTTTGCCTGCCGGTATTGGTAGTGAGGCAGATATTAAGTTTGAAAAACTTGAAGCAGGTATTCAAGATGCATCTTTCGATAAGTATAGAAAATCAAACCGTGATGAAATCCTTATCGCAAACAGAGTTCCGGCACCAAAAGTCGGAGTCTATGATAATGCCAACTTAGCTGTTTCAAGAGATGCTGATAAAACTTTTAAGATTCAAGTAATTGGTCCAGATCAATCTATTATTGAAAAAAAATTAAATAGAATTGTTGCTGAGTTCACTGATTTGCTTCAATTTAAGTTGAAAAGAATTGACCTATTGGATGAAGATATGGAATCAAAGATTCACGATAGATATCTCAGAACAGAAGTCATTACACCGAATGAGGTTAGAACAAGAATTGGTCTCCCAGAGAAATCTGATGGTGATGATGTTTTGCCATATCCTACGAAGGTTAACAAAGAAGGTGCTGGTGCACCAGTTGGTAATTCCAACAATGCATCATCAAATCCTCCTAAATCTAGAACAGATTCTGGAGCGGTTCCAACGGGTTCAAGAGAATCCGGCGACCAAGCCGAAAGAGGCGAAAATCAAGATTCTGGTGAAAACCCAGAATCATAAAAGGAGAATTAAATGAGTTACGGAAGTATAGTATATTCAGATACAGCAGTCACAAGCACTGATGGAGTGATTTCAACAAACAGTCACACACATTTTATTAATTTTTTCAATACAAATGAGTCAACAAATGCTATTGTTAAATTAAATGGTGGACCAAGAGAAGTTCTTATCCCTGCTGGTAAAAACTATGTTGAGATTAAAGGTGATTACACATCTTTTCAAGTTTTAACAGCTGGAGTCACGCTGTCAGTTTTTGCAATTGGCTAGTTATATACATAATCGTATATAATATAAAGTTACGAGGTCTTTATGAATAATTTTAATTTATCTTTCCCTATTGATATGATCAAAAAGGAAGAAAGAATTGTTAGTGGAATTGCTACTGCTGACAACATTGACAAGTCGGGAGACATCGTTGAATTCGATGCTTCCCTTGAGGCTTTTAAGAGCTGGGGTGGAAACATTAGAGAAATGCATGCCCCAATTGCAGTCGGTAAGGCTATTAGTTATGAACCTGTCAAGGTTCAATCAGAAGATGGCACTGAGTATAATGCCATCAAGGTAAGCGCATACATCTCCAAAGGTGCAGAAAGCACATGGGAAAAAATTCTTGACGGAACACTTAAAGCCTTTTCAATTGGCGGGAAGGTTGTTGAGAAGGCGGAATCTACAGAAAAAATGTTTAGAGGTAGACCGGTTAATATTATTAAGAAGTACGTGCTAGGTGAATTGAGCCTTGTTGATAATCCAGCAAACGCCCTTGCCATTGTTGATATTGTAAAAATGAATAGCGATGGAATTCTTGATTATGTTCTTGAAGAGATGGAGAAGGCAAAGCAACCATTGAAGGATCCTAAAGGTGGACTTACTGCTGCAGGCAGAAGGCACTTTAAGCAAACAGAAGGTGCCAATCTAAAGCCCGGAGTTCGTGGTGCAGCTGACACGCCAGAGAAGATGCGTAGAAAAGGTTCGTTTTTAACCCGCTTCTTTACAAACCCATCAGGTCCAATGAAAGACGATAAGGGTAGACCAACAAGACTTGCTCTTTCTGCTGCTGCTTGGGGAGAGCCTGTACCGCAGGATAGATCCGATGCTGCTGCTCTTGCTGCTAAAGGCCGCAGACTGCTTGAAAGATATGCAAAGGTTAAAAACAAGAGCGTTGATGAGATTCTTGAAGAGGATGATGACATCCTTAGCAAAGAGATGGAATTCTTCATGTCAGATGAATATGAAGACATGATTAAGCAGGGGACTGTGACGACAACCGGTATGGGTTCTGGAATTAAGAATCCAACTCAAGGGAGTTTTAAAACTCCAACAATTCCAAATTATGGTAAGAAAAAACCAAAAAAACAAAAGGAGTCAGATGACATGAAAAATAAATCAGATGATGCACTAGATTTTCTTAAAGAGCAAGACAATTTATTGCAAAATGATGTAAACTATGATAAGGTCTTTAACATGAATGAACAAGAGATAAATAAGCTTTCGCTTCTTAAGCGTGTAGTTAATTGGCTTGTTCCAGATGTTCAAGAAAATGCTTCAACAGAAGTTGAAGTAACTGAAAACACACAGGAGGAAGAAATGGATATTGAAATCCTTAAAGAAGCCCTCAGTGCTGTGGTTGACGAAAAACTGGATACCTTCGCTACTTCAATTAAAGAAGAGATTGAAGCAACTGTCCAAGAAAAAATCGACACCATCACAAAGGGATTTGAAGCCAACACCGTTGAGCTTCAAGAAAAACTAGAAGCTGCAGAAAAAACTCTCGCTGAAACAGAAGAGCAGGTTAGCAAATTTGCTACCGCTGGAGCTATCAAAAAAAGCGTTGATCCGGAAGAAGAAGAAGAGGATGAGACAATCACCAAATCAGACTCTATCTGGGAAAACGTCTATCTGCCACAGGGCGTTATCAGCGCACTTGGTTACAAGTCATAAGTAGGAGGAAAAATTATATGGCATCACAAGAAGAAATTCTTTCAAAAGCTAATGAAGTAACAACTGGTGTTGTTGGCAACGATTCTGGTGGTTTGATGAAACCAGCCCAGTCAAATCGTTTCCTTGACTTCGTTATCGATCAATCTGTACTTATGCAGAACGCAAGAGTCGTTCGCATGCGTACACCACAAATGGAAATCGACAAGATCTCCGTTGGCACTCGCTTGCTTTCAAAGGCAACCGAGGCAACAGATGATGGCACAAATGCTGCTGTCACATTCAGCAAAGTTTCGCTGAGCACTGTTAAATTGCGCCTTGACTGGGCAGTTTCGACAGAATCACTTGAGGATAACATCGAAGGAACTTCTCTTGAAGATCACATCGCACAGATCATGGCTCGTCAAACAGCCAACGATCTTGACGATTTGTTCATCAATGGCAACACTTCTTCAAGCAATGGTCTTCTCAAGGCTCTTGATGGATTTATCAAGTTGGCTAGAGCATCTGGCAATGTTGTTGACGAAGGCGGTAACGCTGTGTCAAGAGCAACATACGACAGAATTCTTCGCAACTTGCCAACCAAGTACCTGCAGCGCAGAAACGAGTTGAGATTCTTCTCTGGCTCTGGAGTGGTTCAAGACACGATCTACAGCCTTGGAAATCCAAACTCGGCAACTGCTGCAACCGCAGGCGCACCATCACCTGGTTCAGTAACTGGCGACATTGCTTTCCTTCAGGGCGCAATGCGTGGTAATGGCGGTGTAGGTTCGACAGGTATTTCACCATTCGGTATTCCTTTGGTAGAGGTTCCACTCATGCCAGAGGCTGCGGCTGGAGATTACTCCGGTCAGTCAGGATCACATGGTCATATTGAATTGACATTCCCGAACAACCGTGTTATCGGTATCCACCGTGACATCACTGTTTACCGTCAGTTCAAGCCAAAGACAGACACAATTGAATATACTCAGTTCATGAGAGTTGCAAGCAACATTGAAAATGCTGATTCATACGTAATCGGTAAGAATGTTAAATTGCGTTCACTCTAATTTTTGAGTAAAACCTAGCAAGATGGAGGGGTGAAATATCCCCTCCATTTCGCATTTTTTGAGGAAGTATGGTAATCTATTAACTATGAGTGATAATGTTATTAAATCAACAGATATTAACAAGCAGGAATCAAAGCCAGCAAAAAAGGCACCTGCAAAAAAAGCCGCTGCTGTTAAAAAACCAAAAGAAGAAAAAGTCGCAGAAGATGTTGTGTCGGATAGTGCTAGTCCAAAAGATGGCTATCAAATTATCGTGTTTGAAAGTGGTTCTTCTTATGTCGCAAACGGAATTCGATTTACAAGAGAAAATCATATTCAAGAAATTCCAGTCGCTGAAGCAAATTTATTGCTAAGCTTGGAGAACTTTAGACTTCCTGACCAGTTCGAAGTTGAAGAGTATCTCAACTCAAAGGAGGATTGATTATGGCAAACCTAAGTAATTATCTTGAGAACAAGGTTCTTGATCATATACTTGGAACAACTTCTTATACAATGCCAACGGTTTTTTTGGCTTTATACACTGTCGCACCAACGGATAGCACTTCTGGGACAGAGGTTTCCGGAGGGAGTTACTCTAGAAAAGCTGTAGCATTTAGCGCCGCTTCGTCTGGAGCTGCAACAAACTCTGCCAATATTGACTTTGCGGGAATGCCAACAGCCACTGTTGTCGCTGTTGCTGTGTGTGATGCATCAACTTCAGGGAATATTCTTATTTACGGTTCTTTGGCATCAAATAGATCTGTCACAAATGGAGATACTCTAAGAATATCTTCCGGTGATTTAAGCATTTCTATTAACTAGGAGGTTTCATGGCTGAAAGAGATTTTGTTGGTGGTGCTCTTCGCACAACATTGAGCGCCAATATTGCAGCAAACACAACAGGCATGATTAATGTTGTTTCAGGATCAACTTTCCCAACAGGCGGAACAAGACCGTTCGTTATTGCTCTTGCAAGAGGAACCGCTACTGAAGAAAAACTTCTTATAAATGTAAGATCCGGCAATACTTTTGATATTGACGCTACCAATGGTCGTGGTTATGATGGAACAACAGCCTCCGCTCATCCAGAAGGGACAACTGTTGATCATGTTCTCGATGCAATTTTTTTACAGCATGTAAATGATTCAATTGTAGATTTAACACAGCAAGTATCTGCACAAGTTGTAAAAGCAGAAACAGGAACGACATATACGGCTACTAATAGCGATGTTAATAAATTAGTAACTCTCAGCAATTCCTCTCCTATAACAGTAACTATAGATTCTGACCTAGATTTATTGGAAGGTCAACGCATTGATTTTGTTCAACTAGGCACAGGTCAAGTAACTTTTTCCAACAGTAGCGTAACTCTTAATGGAACTCCTGGGTTGAAACTTCGATCTAGATATTCAGCCGCAACTCTTATTTGTTTATCTTCCGATAATTACATTCTTGTTGGGGACTTGAGTGCCTAATTCGGCATTAGGTTTTATTAGTTCTGGCTACTCTTTAAACGGAGGAAGTCGTGATGTTAACTTTACAGAGTTTGACACATATTCTGGTTTTAATACTACAGTAAACACAATAGCAATTCAACCAGACGGTAAGATTATTTGTGGAGGAGGTTTTACAACATTCAACACTACAACTTTTATGAACCGCATTGTGCGCCTGAATTCCGATGGGACAAGAGATTTTTCATTCTTTACCAACTCTGGATTTAACAACAGTGTAAACTCAATAGCAATTCAACCAGACGGTAAGATTATTTGTGGAGGAACTTTTACAGCTTTTGACGGTACAACCGCCAATCGTATTGTACGCCTTAACTCAGATGGAACACTAGATACCACATTTACTACAAATACCGGTCTTGGATTTAACGGTGAAGTAAGATCAGTAGCAATTCAGCCAGACGGTAAAATCCTTATTGGAGGGTTTTTTACTATCTTCAATGGTACAACCAGTAATCGTATTGTACGCCTTAACTCAGATGGCACAACAGACACTGGATTCACAACAAACATAAGCACTGGTTTTAATGATGGAGTAACATCATTTGCAATCCAATCAGATGGCAAAATAATAATTGGAGGAGTATTTACCACTCTAATTGGGACTACCGCTAACAGAATCGTTCGTCTTAACTCGGATGGAACAAGAGATGGAGATTTTACCACAAACAATGGGAGTGCTTTTGGTGGATTTAGCTCTGTAGTGCGATCAATAGTGATTCAATCAGATGGCAAAATCATCTGTGCGGGTTCTTTACCAACTTTTAATGGCACAACAGTTAACGGCATTGCTCGGTTGGACTCTAATGGGTCTTTGGACACGACCTTTGCAGCAAATACTGGTACAGGGGTTGGTGTTTCTTCTGAGATAAGATCAATAGTCATCCAATCAGATGGTAAGATTCTTATTGGAGGGTTTTTTACTGCCTTCAATGGCGCAACCGTTAATCGTATTGCGTGTTTAAATTCAAATGGGACAAGAGATACTTCTTTTACCACAAATGGAGGAACTGGTTTTAACGCTACAGTAAATGCAATAGAAATTCGATCAGACGGTGTGATTTTAGTTGTAGGGGATTTTAGTTCTTTTAATCAAATAATTGTTAACGGCATTACAGGATTAAATCAATCTGGAACGAGAAATGTGGAATTTCTAATAAATACTGGTGTTGGTTTTAACGCTACAGTAAACTCAGTAGCAATCCAACCAGATGGCAAAATCCTTTGTTCAGGAATTTTTACAAACTTCAACAGCACAACCATCAACCGCATCGCTCGTTTAAATTCCGATGGATCTTTGGATACAGCATTTGCAACAAATATAGGAACAGGTTTTAATGGTAATGCATCCTCAATAGTTATCCAATCAGACGGTAAAATTATTCTTGGAGGATCTTTCACAACCTTTAATGGAACAACTGTAAACTATATTGTACGCCTAAATTCTGATGGAACAAGAGATACAACTTTTACAACAAACACTGGAACAGCATTTGATGGCGGTGTAGACTCAATAGCAATCCAGCCAGACGGTAAGATACTTTGTGCAGGTCAGTTCTTCACCTTCAATGGTGTAACTGTCAACCGTATCCTACGCCTAAATTCTGATGGAACAAGAGATACAACTTTTACAACAAACACTGGCACTGCTTTTGATCTAACTGCACAATCAATAGTAATACAATCTGATGGCAAAATTATTTGCGCTGGAAGTTTTACAACTTTTGACGGTGTGACGGTCAACCGAATTGTACGTCTAAATTCTGACGGTACAAGAGACACAAGTTTTACCACAAACACTGGAACAGGATTTACTAGCACTGTAAACTCAGTAGAAATCCAATCAGATGATAAAATTGTTATTGTAGGAGATTTTACACATTTTAACGGTGTAAGCGTCAACCGAATTGTACGTCTAAATTCTGACGGTACAAGAGACATCAATTTTACAATAAATACAAATTCTGGTTTCAATGGAATCGCAAGATCAATAGCAATCCAAGCAGATGGCAAAATTATTATTGTAGGAGATTTTGGGGCTTTTAATGGAGTAACTGTTTTCCGCATTGTTCGCCTCAACTCCAATGGCACAAGGGACACCGATTTTACAGTAAACACCGGCACATCCTTTAATGGATCTGTATCTGATATTGGCATACAATCAGATGGCAAGGCTGTTGTTGTAGGTGCTTTTACACAATTCAGTCAGGTGCTTAGATCAAGAATAGTCCGAATAGGAGGCACTCAGTAAAATTTTAATAACGATTAAATTTTATTTATAACTAAAAATAAACTATTCTTAATAAGTGAGAAAGTTAAGATTAAGAAAAGGTTTTTGGATAACATTGCCAGCATTACTGCTGGCTTTTTTTGCATTTCCGGCAAATGCAAGTACATATACTGCCTCAATTGATAACCGTGATTTCTATTTTACATCACAAGAACCAATGACTTTAACCATTCGGACCTATGCACAGCAGTACGGAATTGACTCAATGCTTTGGGTGTATGACGAACAAAATACACTGATCACAGCGAACGATGACTGGTTCGGTCT